CGAATCCCAATGACGACAAAGTGTTCATGGCAACCGCCGGGAACATTTACGACGTGACTGCTGGCGGCGCGCCAGTAGTGGCCGTGACTGGTACTGGCAGCAACGACGACGAGTGGTGGACGACGCAGTTCTCCACGCCGGCAGATACGTTCCTGCTGGCCGTCTCGCCTGGCGCTGGGTACTGGACGTACAGCACCACAACCGGGTGGGTTGATCAAACGCATGCAGTGCACCCGCCTGGCGGTGGTTCTGTCATGCCGACAAACGTGCGCACGGTTGCCGTGTGGAAGCAGCGCATCTGGTTCACGTTTGAAGAAGACTCGCAGGTTCTGTATCTGGACACGGTCAACGCAATCACTGGCGGCGCGACGTTCTTCCCGATGGGATCGACGCTGCGCAACGGTGGCTATGTCTCTGCGCTCATCAACTGGACCGTTGATGCCGGGTTCGGCATTGACGACTACCTAGTCGCGGTCGGCACCGAGGGCGATGTTGGTGTGTGGGAAGGGACTGACCCGACTAGCGCGTCATCGTTTGGCCTGAAAGGTGTCTGGTACGTCGGCCCAGTGCCCAAGCACGGCGCCTATTTCACGCCGTTTGGCGGTGACGTGATGATCGTCAGCGAGCTTGGCCTAGTGCCTATGTCCAAGCTGATCACCGGCCAATACTCGCAGGATGTCCAGTCTGGCGGTCCCGCGTCAAAGATTCAGTCCGTCTTTGCGCCGTTGGTGCGCCGACTGCGCGATGAGAAGTTCTTTGCGTGCTTTGTCGTGCCGACATCTGACGTGCTGGTTGTGAAGTTGCCGGCTGATGGCGGCACTTATCGACAGTTTGCAATGAACGTCACGACAGGAGCATGGTGCCAGTTCCTGGGCATGCCAATGCGCAGCGCGTCGGTGATTGGTGGGCAACTGTATTTCGGCACTATCGACGGCCTGGTGTCCAAGGGGTTGTTTGGCAACCTTGACGGCGTTGACTCTGTCGGCGCTGGGGGCACTTACGTTGAGGGCGAGATTCAGACCTCGTTTCAAAACTACGGCACGCCAGCGCAACTCAAGAAGTTCGGCATGGCGCGCCCGATCTTTATTGCGACCGCCGCGCCTGCAATCAAGTTGGTCGTCAATACGCAGTACCAGTTCACGACGGTCGGCGGCTCGCCGTTTTTCTTTGATGACGATAACGGCATCTGGGACGCAGGCATCTGGAACACATCGACCTGGGTTGGGCAGAACACCTATCAGGGGTGGTACGGCACGACGGGCCTTGGATACTACGGTTCGCTGCGCATGAAAGTGCGCGGGTTGCCGGCAACAGTTTTCACGTCGGCACACATGCTGACTGAAGTGGGGGGAGTGATGTAATGCCGTCAAACTACGACTTGGTAAATTCCGCGTTTGGCGGGATCGGACGACAAGGGTTCGGTCTAAATCCTGATCAGATTGACCAGGATGGATTTGCATACTGGCTTGACCAGTTGAATTCTGGCGCTTTGTCACCCAGCAATTTTGGGTCTGAGTTTACGAACAGCGTGAACCAGTCACTGACGCAAAATCCGTACACAGCGCAATCGCAGTACGTCAAATCGTTTCTCTCAAATGAGAACGAAACAAATCCGACTTACAAGTCTGAGTTGATCCGGTCGCTGCGCGAAAGTTCTCCGAATGCACCATTCGCTCCTGGAGTGATGCTGCGTCAGAACAAATCAAATTTTGCTGCTCCTGATTTTTCTTCGTTTGGCAGTGGGCAACTGAACAACCCTGGCGCTGCGACAAGCGGTCCTGTTGTTGCATCTGGAACAACAACCAAACCCGCCACAACGACACAAACTCCTCTGATCAACAACCCGCCAAAAATTGAGACTACGGTCGAAGACTATCTGCCTTACGTTGTCGAAAACGTCAATGACTACCTTGGCAGTCAGACGAATGAAGACTTGGTCAAGGCGGCTTACGAAAGCATTGGTCGCACTGATATTGGGACTGCCCCAAATCAGATTGATCAAGGTGGCTATGACTACTGGACTGGGCAACTTGAAAGCGGCGCATTGTCGCCAGCAGAGTTCCAGCAGGCATTCAGCAACAGCGTGAACACAGTGCTGGATGAGAACCCTGATGCCGCTGTATCTCAATACGTTAACGACTATTTAGACAGTCAGTCTAATGACGCATTGGTTAGGGCGGCTTATGGCGACATTGGCCGCGCTGGGATCGGATCAACTTCAAGCACGATCGACCAAGAGGGATACGACTACTGGACTGGTCAGTTGGAGAGCGGTGCATTGACGCCAGAGCAGTTCCAGCAAGCATTCCATGACAGTGTTGTTGAAGTGCTTGGTTATTACCCAGGGCAAGAGACAAAAACGGCCACAAAGACAGTTCAGTCAACTACACCGACAACTGGACTTGTTCCTGGTGAAATGCCATGAAACTTGTCACCGATCAACCTGATCAGTTCCCGCTCATTTGGAACTGGATGAGCAAGCGCACGAATCTGCCGTGGTCGACAGATCTGCGCACGATTGGTGTGATGCGGGCCGATGGTTCGATTGCGGCAGGCGTCGGATTTAACGCTTGGCAGACTGACTCTTGTTTCATGCATGTCGCGTTCGACACCGCACACAGTCTGACGCGCGGATTGCTCAAGGCCGCATTTGAGTTTCCGTTTGTGAAGTGCGGCAAGCGCGCGGTTTACGCGCTGATTGGTTCTGAGAATTTAGAGTGTCTCAGGCTGGTCAAGAAGTTGGGTTACCGGCCGATCCAGACAACGATCGACTGTGTGATGTTTGAAATGCTCAGTGAAGAGTGTCGCTGGGTCAAGGAGAAAGAACGTGGGCAAAGCCTCAGCACCAGCCACGCCTGATTACGTCGGCGCTGCGCAGTTGCAGGGAGAACTCTCGAAAGAGAGTTTGAACATGCAGAACTACGCCAACCGTCCGGTGATCAATACGCCGTTCGGTTCGCAAACGTGGGGCACCAAAGCAATCACCGACCCGGCAACTGGTCAGAACGTCACGCAGTGGACGCAGAACACCACGCTGGCGCCGGGGCTTCAAAATGCGCTTGATGCGCAGGTGTCTACGCAGCTTGGTCGTAGCGAGCTTGCGTCTGGTTTCATGGACACAGTGGCTGATGCCTACTCGCAGCCTTTCGACTATGCCGGGCTGCCGCAGATGGCAGAACTGCAAGGCCCGTCGCAACTGTCTACTGGTTTGTCCGACTACGCGCCTGGCCTTGCAACGAGTTACAACTTTGGCGATTCATTGCCGCAGTTTGATTCGACCTACCGCGACACGGTGGCGACTCAACTAATGAGCAAGATGCAGCCGGTGCATGACTACCAGCAGCGGCAACTCGAGACGAAACTTGCCAATCAAGGCTTCACGCAGGGTTCTGAAGCGTACAACCGCGCATTGACCGAGTTGAATCAGCGTCAGGCCGCCGAGCGTTTCAACGCGCTGGATGCGTCTGGTGCCGAGGCCCAGCGCCTGTACAACATGCAGATGGGCACCGCGCAGGCTGGCTACCAGCAGAACCTGGGCGCGGCGCAATTTCAGAATCAGGCACTCGGTCAGGCTGCGTCGTTGGATCAGCAGCGCATGGCGGCTCAGAACGCTGCGCTGTCGCAGCAGCAGTCGCTTAACCAGCAATACGCCAACTATCAGAATCAACTGCGTCAGCAGGCGATCGCGGAAGAGGCGCAGCGCCGCGGCATGTCTCTGAACGAGATGAATGCACTGCTGTCAGGCCAGCAGGTTCAGATGCCGCAGATGCCGTCGTTTGTGCAGTCTGGCCGGTCTGAGACGCCCAACATCCTTGGCGCGACGCAAATGGGCTATGACGCGCAACTGGGCGCGTACAACGCACAGCAGGCTGGGATGAACAACATCCTCGGGAGCGCGGCCCAACTGGGCGCAGCGTACATGATGGGGCCAAGTGCTGGCCTGTTCCGGTTTTGATGGGGGTCTGTGATGAATAACGATGCAATGCTCTACGACTACCTGTTGCAGATGGGCGCAATGCGCCCCGAGCAGGACGAACTCAAGCGCAAGCAGGCAATGGTTGATGCGCTTCGTCAAGGTGCAATGACCCCGCAGCAGGGCCAGATGATTGGCAAGCACTACGTCGGACCTGGCATTGCCGGCGCGTTGGGGCAGCTTGGTCAGGCTTACTTTGCCAAGCAGGGACAGGGCGAGGTTAATAGGGCAATGTCAAACCCTAATTTCAACCCTGCATTGCCGGAAGGTCCAAACAATGTCGCCGGCCTAAATCAGCGCCAGCGCAAAATGCTTGAAGACCTTCGCCGCCGGAGCATGCTTGGACAGTCTTCTGATATGTCTATGACCGGAGAGGGGTATTTGTGATGGCAACCGTGTACCCGGTTCCGAATCCTCAGATTGAGGGGCGTCCGCTGACGCCTGAAGAAGAGGAAAGGCTGCGTATCTACATGACGCCGCAGCAGATGCCTGTTGCAGCGCCACAACCTGCTCCGCAGGCAGCACCGCAGCGGGCGTTACCGTT